TTTTCATGATGCTTAACAAGAATATAGGAGATTATGGATTTTTAATATTTTCACACAGCACTCGGCACACTAAAGGATTTGATTATATGGTTAAAGGAAAACACAGCAAATTTACTAAAGGGTAGTTGGTGAGGTGAATAGGGAAACCTTATCTAACGGGTACACCGGAATCATCGGACGCCAGTGGGGTTAGGGAAAGGGAGAAGGGGTGTACCTAGGGGGTCACTTCTAGAATAAATGAAAGAAGAAACACAGAAAACACACAGCAAACGAGCGAATAATTAAGCATGATTAAGACGATCTGTTTGGTAATATTTTGTTTATTTTATTTTATAGCTTAACACAAGCGAAGCGGGCTGTAGCAGAACTCAATCGTCTTTAGCAATTTCTAACTTTGAGAACGCCTCCGAAAGGTCTTTACCAGAATGCCCATCAGAATTTTTGTAGTATTTACCACCGAAGAAGTGGTAACCAGGGAACTCCTTTACAGCTTTTTGAGGAGGTTTCCCAGATGGAGTTTGTTTCTTACCAGCACCACCAGTTGTCTTGGATTGAGCCTTAGTCAACGCAGCGACAGCAGTAACAAGCTTTTTCATCTCGCTGTTACCTCCTCCGTTGTTCCCTCGACCACCATTGCCGTTATTACGACGTGGTGGACCGCGGAACCACCAAGGAGGAGGCGCACCGTAGACTACTGGAGCCTGGGACTGACCGCTCGGTGAGTAAGGACTTGCTCTGGGATCCATGGTTATAATACGTGCTCGGAGCAGTGCTCCTTGCCGATTTTGTAGACAACACCGTGATCGGTGGTCTTTTCTTTGATCAATTGGAGAGTTTTGTTGGGTCCGCAGATGACTGATGGGTTAATGTAGCCAATTGTTCTATCTTCAGTAGAGGAAGTGTATCCGTCCATCATAGTCAGCGCAATCCTGCCGTTATTATCAGGGGCGACAGTTAGCGGGCGGACTGATCCAAATTTAGTATCCTCCACAACGAACGGGAGAGTCTTACAGCACGCCCAAGGGGTATGCTTGAGTAAGTAACATCTCCGTCGAAGCCTCCAGGCTGCAGCAGCAAAAAAGTACAGACCTGGGGTCAGGAGAAGAAGGAGAGGCAAGACATCTTTAGGGTCGAATGGTTCAGCAATCCAAGATTTGAAGTCAGCAGTTGCCAAGCAAGTTGCAGGAACAAAGTAAAGGAGCCAGATAACAAAAGTGAAGAGGGAGGTGACGAAGTACCTCAACCCCCCGCCAGTGAACTTCAAGAAGAAGAACAAGAGCATGAGGTTGAGGATCTGCCAAGTACCAGCGTAGTGTCCGTACATATAACAGCATCCTGTTGAATTGTAACTGACACTACCCAAGGTGCAGGCAGTAGTGAGCGGTTCAGTCATGGCACTAGCAGTAGAAGCGGCAACCGTAGTAGGAGCCGCTGTACTGCTAGTAGAGTTAGTTCCTGTGATGGTTACCGCCTCCTCTTAGTCTCCTTTTGAATCACAAGTTGATCTGGAGTTAACAGGCTGTACCTCTGCTTGTCAGGAAAAACTTTCTCACAATCAGGGCACTTCTTAGTCTCCTTCACCTTACCAAGGGCAGCCGCTATGATGTCGACCAACAAAGCGAGAAGCCCAAACAGAGAGCGCAAGACAGGAAAAAGTGCACAAGTAACAACGAAGGCAAGAGCAACAACCAAAAGCCAGACAACATTAAGTATTAAACTCGGCGCCGCCTGTACAACCTGAAGGGCACTTGTTAGTGAAGAAGTGTCAATCTTGGTGCAAGTGGTAAAAGTCTCTGTAAACTACCAACCCCGGGAGGGAGCAAAGTAAGATTAGAGAGAGTTGTATGCCGAGGACTAGGGCTACAAGAAAGTTTTCGTAGCCGTGTAACTGAATTAATTCTACTGGGACGAGATCTTCTCCTTCTTTGATTATTGGTTCAAATTGGGTCGCGTTGACTGCTTTGGAGAAGATGTCTTGTAATTTAGCAAGGAGGGCAGCCGACTCTCTATTTAGTCTCGCAGATTCTAAACCAAACCTCTTAAGAAGCAATTCGTGGTACTCCTGGAACCGATTTCGAGTATCGGTAAGATTGAATAAAGCTTTAGTTATATCTGATTGGAGGGTTTCAGTCTGCTTAAGGAAAATTTCCCTGGTGGCTGATAGATCGCTAGTTGACTTTTGAATAAGAGTGACTGAATTTGAATAGTTAGTCAATGGTGGGTAGAGCTGCACTAAGAGCTGGACCAATTGTAATGTTGCGGCTGTGTTGTTTACACACACCCCTTGCATAAGCAAGGAGAGGTTATAACACTTAACAATCTCACCTTTCAGGAGAACTGCACCAGGGGCCAGTCTTTCCACTGTTGCTGACGTCATTGTAGGTAACGAGTCGCATTTGGTGATAACAGAAGAAACGGGCTGTGTAGGCAGCCCCGCTTGATAGTACACTCCTTGTGAATACTGACCACAAGGCAGAGTGAGAGTCGGGAAATTTGTCAAGCGACCATCGGAGTAAACAGGTCCAGTAAGACACCTAGATTTAGGAGGCGCTGAAATGCATTTAGACTGAGAAACGAACCAATATGTCGGTTTACTAACCAAAACACATTGTTGACCGAATTTAATTTGATGTAGGCCGTTTCTCTGTACTTGAAGTCTAACCCAAGTCATCGAAAAATTAAATTTAGGGGCTGGGCCGCTCGACCAAGTATAGTAGGGGAAAGCCCCTTCACCTTGTGGTCTGTTTAGATTACCTTCCTGCTGTTTAAAGTCATCGAATGTATAGAAGAAGGCAAAAACGGGCCAGCCGGCTCTCTTAGGGTCACAATACCTTTCAACTAATTTGGAGTTTGTTGATTTGGAAGTAAGAAGGGTAGTGACTAATTTGAGAGCGCCAGTACATTTTTCGAGTTGTGACTGTTTACCAAGGAACATTATAATATCTGACTGAGCTGAAGCAAACTTCTTCATAGTGCCTGATCCATACGGAACTTCCCTCCTTGATAACATGACTGGTGGAAATGTTGTTGCTGTACAACCTTGAACGCCTTGTTGTCCTTTTTGGAACGCCTGTCTAACAGCAACCACCCTGGTGAAATAGTTAGGTGGAACGGTGACACAGAGTAGGTTAGAGACTGGAGCTTGTGACGAACGGTCGTCAACCAACTGGAAAGGACACATATCACTGTTTACATAACCAAGGCTTAACATGAACCTTTTCGCACGAACGGATGAAGGTGCGAAAGTAACGTTGGAACGTTTAATTTTATGTTCAATGAAAAGCCCCTGGGAAGGTAATTGGAACAGCGGATTAATTTTGACTTCTGGAAAGGTAGGCATTTCAAGTTGCTGTAAAAGAGAGTAAAAGGGGATCAGGCTGCGTTCTATGAAAATGGGACTTCCTAATTCAACTACTGGTTGGTATTTTTCGAGCAAATTTGTGCCAGATTCCATAGGCGGCTCTGGCTGCGGAAAAACCTCTGTAACTTTAACTAGTTCACTAATTAGTGATCCAGACCTAAAATCCGTGACGTCAGGGTGGACATCACCGAGAAGAGCGTGCTCAATCTCAGAAATGGACATGACGTCAGCGAAAGATAATGTATCGACAGAAGGGTGTTTGTCTGACTGAACCTTACCGAAGAATTTCTCAATTAAGGAGACGGTATTTGGATTTTTGGCTTTGATAGAGGTAACAGTACCATTGGTAATTGTGGCAACAACACGCCTCTCTGGAATAGGAGGAAGATCTGATCTACAAAATGTCCAGAGAGGGGAAGATGTTGGAAATGTCGAGTCTGAACCAGTGTCCATGGAATTTTTGCATGTAGTTAACGAGATATTTTGGCAATTTTGGGAATACCCACGGGCGTTTTTACGCATAGTACCATCCATACAGGGTGAATCAGAGTCGAACCAGCCCCTTGCCTTTGCTTTAGACAGCTTTGAGAGCTGGTAAGCGAGAGGACAAGATAACTTTACTGGAGGACAATTAGCACTACCGTACGGACGGTGTATACGGTCAGTTTTTAAACAGAGAGGTGGGTAGCCAAACCCCTCGGCGCAACGCCAATCAGTAACAGAAATTTCAGAGTCTCCAATAGCTACTCCAATATTTGATGAGAAGAATGTTGAATCGTTAAGAAGTAGAGTTTCAGTGGGGAATTTGTATTCTGGCTTTGGTGGGCGAGTAGGTAGTGGAAGAACAGTTGGAGGAATGTCTGTCGGAAAAGCAGGTGGCTCAGGAACGTTGGAAGGAGGGACTGGTTGAAAGTCACGTAGACACCAACAAGAAAGCTGATTTTTAGAAGTAGCACCAGCACCGTAATAACCCCAAGGAGACGACCTAGGAGTGACACTAAACCCAGAACACTTAACACGCATACCACTAGGACAACGGTGGTCAGGTGTAGGGTAAAGTGGCGCAACGCACGAACAGACAGGACCACCAACAGAAACACGAACTCCAGTACAGTCAAGATTGAACGGGGGTTTACAGACGTAACAACAAGACAAAACACAAAACATCAGAAGACAAAGCAGAACAAGCGGCTTAAAACGCAGAGTAGAAGGCAGGTAACCTCCTGAATTACCAGGAAGTAAACTTGACATAGAAGCCTGGGGAACGGGCTCCTGTAGCATCGGAGATAAGTAGATAGAACCTGAAGCACAAAGGGTAGAGACACGATCGTGATCATAAGCGACAGCTTGTAAAGGAACAACAGGGACGCAACGGAAGGCTTGTCTTTTTGCCATTAAAGCAAGTGAGGAGTCTGAATGACGCCAAGGGTAGCACGCATTTAACACATGGTGAGAGTCTGTACGAAACTCAACAGGGGCTAGCAGCTTACCTGTGAACAAGAACCAAACGGTGGTAGTGGTACCCTCAACTCGAGAGAAGAGTCTCGTCCACCTTCCAAAGAACCTAGTGTACTCAGAGACGTCATCTTCACCCGAAGTACGGATGAGTAATGAACCTCCTGGGACAAGAGTAGAGACATCGGGGTTTAAGCATTGAGATACTATCAGGTGTTGATACTCCTGGTTAACAACCCCGCAAACCTCAGAAAGAAATGGGTCCGAAAAAGCGACAGGGAGGTCGAGGAAATCGACAAATAGAGCCATCTTCTTAGGTTTAGGAATGTAACAAGCCATAGCTCTTCCAAAGTCCACACCCAAGGCATACCAGTCACAGTCACTAGGGACGTGATGGTCAGTTGGACGTGACCTGCCAATTAAGGAAGGAGCAATTTCACAGACTTGTTCTTCAACTTTTACCGGGTAGGCGGTTTTTCCGCGCCACACCATTACAGAGACAGGCCAATAGTCTATGTAACACGTGACAACTTTGGATTGTGTCGTCATTTTTCCTTCTGCCGACTTAATAAAGTCGACAAAGTCGTTGCGGGAGAGGTCAATTAGTGTTGTTCTTGCTTTTACTGAGCCTAATAAAAGAGCGTCGCCTATAATATGGTAAAGGGAAGAGTGAATAGAGGCGAGCTGGACTGGGCCGGACACATGGTGTACACCATCAACTTTAGTAGAGTGTTCACGACCTTCACCACTGAAAATATGTGACATACTATCAGGTGGGTCGGTGTCAATGTACTCAGGGTACGTGACAAGACCGCAAAGGGAACCAATTGAAAATTTTGTTTCAGGGAGGGGAATGTCACTACCATTTGATCTCGATGTTAGCCAATAGGGGACTTCGTCATAGCTAGAAGAACCTGCAGGAACACCTGCAACTTCAAAGCGTGCTCCAGTTGCCGGGACAGACATCTCAGAAAGTTTAGACCAAGAGACCACGATACCATTCTTAGCATCTGGGTTAGTTGTTAAAACACCAATTGCATCGACAGGGACTGTAGGGAGTGAAGAGTGGAAGACGTTACATCCCCACAAATTCAAACCCTTAACAACACTCTCGACGGGAAGGGGCTTAAGGTAGACATCGGACAGAGCCTTCATAGTGGCGCCAACAGAACCCATATAGGGGAATTTGTAAGGTGATCTGGAAAGGACGACAAGCTGTTTGCCATCTTCAACAACAAAACCTGTGATTAGATCACCGGAAGAGACTTGAAGAGTTCTGAGAGGCTTCAAACCAAAACCTGGGTTCCTGGTAGAGAAACCACGGGACTTGCGCTCAAGTTGAGCACAACTACCGCAGACTGTACCGGTAGAAGCGACAGGACAAAGGAAAACATTAGAAGACGTAGGAGACATAGAAGCAGCAGTGTGGGAGTGCGGTGAAATAGGGAGAACATCGGGGAGCCTGGTTTTGCCATCAACAAGAACAACACCACCCATATTCCAAGGACCAGAAGCCAAAACAATGACTGCATCACCCTTAGGAGGTTTAGGTGTCAACCTTCCGAGGCCTTCACGGCAACCGTGAACACACGCCGTCATGATAGCATCTGATAACGCGTGGTGAGGTGGACCGTGAGAAAAACCACAAAGCTTAGCGTGTTCGACCTCAAGCTTCATTCCACTAATAGAAAGAAATTTGAACTCGATGTAAAGACAAATGAACCTAGGGCAAGCATTATAGCCCTTTCTAATGTAGCAAGACTTACAAAGGGAGACATTGGCACCCTGACGCCTTCCAAAGACAGTAGACCTAAACCCGCAGGAGCAAAGACCGTACTGTGGTGCCCAAAGGGGCTTTAAATCCTCGAGGGCGCTAACATCATTGTGTCCATTATAGACTACAACAGTATCAGCACCTCCAAGAAACTTTAGCATCTCTGAGCGAGTTGGATAGTAGGAATTGTCAGATGTATGTCCACGAACATGCTTACAGACGGATGGAATAATTATCTTTTGTGGTCTGTCGCCTGTTTTCGGGTGCCTTGGGGGAATGTAAGCAGAATAGGAGGAGGAAGTTTGAGGATTGTAACAACCAGCTTCAATAATGACATTTCTATGTTTGAGCTCACCTTCAGTTTTGGTGTGAGCAAACTCAAAATCGCAGAAAACCAAGGTTTCAGTTTTAGTATTAGCATCTGATTGAGGGATTAAACTTGAGAGATCGATTTGAGAATCTGACATCATTGTGTACCACATCGCGGGGGCATAGATTGTTGTAGAATACCTACCGCGAGTTATGGCAACGTTTACACGTGCCTCTCTCACAGTGAAAGTGTTCGCAGCGGTAATGATTAACACAACGTGGTCAAAAGTTGAACCTTGGGCCGAATCTACGGTAATCGCACCTGGGAATCTAGGTAAATCGTGATTATACATGCAGATTACCTGACCATCTAAGGTCTTCGGAATTTTAGAAATCAGTTTACAATTTAGCGTAGTGTGGTGTTCAGCTGGTAGCAAAGTAGGATAGATGTGACGAATAGAAGATACCACGTCAGGGCCGAATCGATAACATTGAGAGAGGATCTCGTGCCTAGAAACTTGTTTAAGAAGCCAAAAGTCATTACCCCAGATTGTGGGTGGATTTGTGACAGGCGAGAGTTGTAAATGGTCACCGATGCAGTAAACTTCAACACCATAGGAAGCGATTTGAACCACTTCAGACGGCGCAAGAAGAGAAACCTCATCGATGATTAAAACCTGGCATGCTTCACCAACACAACCCGTGGTAGAAACCTTAAGGCTTGAAGAGGCAACGAGAACATCATCCGGGTATTCGTAGGCCGAAAGTTTTGGTTTGACCCACTCAACACGAATGCCGAGAGCGGAGAGCTTGTCAACGGTAGCGCGCACAGACGCATTAGAAGGTGCACAGTATGTAACGCGCTTAGCCAAGTTATCTTTTATTATGTTGACAGCAAAAGTAGTTTTACCTGTCCCCGGAGGACCTTGAATATATGTAGCATTTGACAGTCGGTAGAAGTCCTTCTTAGTAAAGAAGGGATCCATACCGAGAGGACGGGCCGGGCACGCAACGACGACAGGGCCGGATTTTGTGCGTGCGAGACCGTCATCACCAATCACAGCAGAGCGCCAGACACCATCAATACGTAACTTAAGGCGGAGGCCGGGCTTGTAGGCCTTAGTTGGATCATACCTCGTGCCAACATCACGCTTGAAGATGTCATCTTGTGAGTAACAAATTGAATAGGAGAGGCGCAGAGCTTCATAATAGTCGTCTTTCAATTTCCAATCAGTAAAGTGACCATGTGTATCGACATCGCGATCACCAGTTGACAAGAAGCTGGTGGCGGTAGTAAACTGAATGAAAGGCCCTTTAGCACAGCTCACACAACAGACACTAGTGCCTGAAAAGCCGAGTTTATCGAGGCGTTTCTCACCACAGGAACACACGCCACCAGAGAAAGGGTGATCAGTTGTTGAGTGATGTTGAATGGCATGAGTTATACAGAGGGGTAAAGGAGTAGGACACTCTTGACAGACAGTAAAGACAGAAGCACCGCAAACACAGACACGATCAGACTGCTCCTGCAGACAAAGTGGTGCATCACCAAACGCAACAGACTCGACAAGGTCCATGTCAGGAAAGATATCAGGGACCGAAACATTTAAGCGCTCACACTGGTCAACGACCCACTCGTGTGTAACGTCGTAAAACGACTGGAACATACCAGGTTCGGTGAACAGCATGCACGAAGACGACAAGAGGACGCCACCAAGGCGCTCAATCGTTTGGTACAAAGAACCTTGTTTAACCAAAGTCAGCTGTTTAGCCAATCTTGATGACTTCGGGGCGAGAGTAAGTGGACCGTAGACCCTATCTTTATAGGACCCCGGATTCCAACGCAGGTGACAACCAAGAAACTCTACACCTTCAGAAAGTTTTGCGGAGTGACTTTTGCGAACATCGACGCGTAGACCAGAGATAGATTGAAGTCGCTTTGACCAATTTTTAGGATTCCAGACAGAAGTGAATTTTTCTTTAGTAAAGACAAGGCCGTCGTCAGAAAACATAACGAAGACCATGTCCTTAGTAAGTGCGTCGAAGATTAAATTGAACTGCGAAAAGTCACCATGGTAACATAGATAGACAGCACGGCGCAAAGCGGGGCAGTAAGACTCACAACTAATGACAGTACGCATAAAGACGGCAACGTGGACATAGACATTAAAGATAGTATTAGTGTGACACGTACAAGCATCACCAGACGCTTCACACAGACGCCCATCGACACGGATACCACGATAAATCATGGGAGCAAGCACCGAAGAGCGGAGCATCCACTTAATTGTGTCCATGTTGACTTCGTTGCCAGAATAATGAGAAAGGTAAGCGTAAGCGGAGCCTAAATAGTGAGGACCAACCGTTCTATCACACTTCGTATGATCTGCCGAAAAGATAGTAGTATTGGCAGTAAGGTCGAAATCACCAAGACGTCTAGAGAAGTAGCCGTTGACGGCAGTGTTGTTTTTAGCCAAGCCAACAGCCGAAACACCAGGGTTTTGTGACTGTGTAAGACGAACGATAGCTTCTTGCGCAGGTTTAGTGAGGGACTTCATTGCGCCAGTTACAAGACAATTAACACCACAAACAACTCTAGTTCTAGTATCACCAGCAGGGACATATTTAGGAATAGCATTGATAGCGTTAGGGACATTGCGACCAACAAGGGAAGAGCACTGCGCAGCGGAAAGTTTAAGATCGTCCTGGTGGATACCGGACGGAAAACCGACACCACAGGAAGATGAAGGGCAGGCAGCCATCGCATCGTCAAACGCGAAGACACCCAACCTATCAAACAGCTGGTCAAGTAAGTAGTGGTGTGCAACATAAAGCTCGCCAGATAACAACGGGGTAGGAATAGTAAGGGTATTGAAACCAATATCAGTGAGCACAGAAGGGACCGAAAGGGAAGGAAGCATAAGCGGGTCGTCGAGGAACTCACCGGTGTAAGCAGCGATCGGCTCAACAACTGTGTAACGAGTTGGAGAGGAGAAGGTTGTGTTACGGACCGGGGTAATAGTAAACGAACCAGGCGTGTTAGGGAGGGACCCCCTGCCGGACACCGTGACGGAATCACCGAGGGGCTCGGAAGCCTTCTCGAGGATGGCGGCACAAGTGTCCAGAACAGGGTCCCCCATATGTTCCCAACGACCACGGGGGGGAGCAGAAACAGTGCCAGTAGAAGCGACCTCATTATGAAGAGCTGAAATGATGTCAAAGACCTCCTGACACTTAACTATAGGGGTAGAACAATCATAGGACAAGGCGTGGGGGTATTGATTAAGTCTAGATGAAATTTGTAGACAACGCACAGAGAAGTCGGTAGAGCCGACGTCAGGTGGTGGAATAGGCTCTTCATAATCAATACCGCCGAGAATAGTCAGATCATCAAGCTTTGGAGCACGCTCCTCAGCATCCGAAAGGATAGTGGAAAGAACTTCCTTCGGGTCATAGTTCATAACAGGTGGAGAGGTGATGTTCAACCAATCCGGGGGGTCATGGTCAAATACTGCTGGAAAGACAAGGTCTGCTAAAGTGGAATGACCGCAAACACGGTGTAGACCATCTTCGGTAACTACATGAGGCGCAGAACTTTGATAGCGCTCAGCAGCATCCTTCTCTTTTTGGTGGTCCCCCTTAGTCTTTAAAAGAGTAGGAGAACCATCAAGAGAAGACCGAATAGTAGTAGGTGTTTCTTTGGACAATATTCCAGCAGAATCAGCGGTGACATAGCTGATATACCTTGGCCCCCCACTCACCGAAAAACCGAACTAGTGTCAGATTGTGCAACAAATCCAAGGAGATCCTGCACATGGTCAGGGTTTGCGAAGTAAGAGGTACCACGCGTCCTGACCTCGACATAGTTGTCAGGGTGAGACTTACTTGTTGTACCCACCATCTTACTACCGACATAAAAGTCGCAGAAACCGGTGTTGCCCTCTTGACGAGGAAGACGCTTGATCTTGGACATAAGGCGTCGACTGTCATCTAATTGGTTAGTGACAGGACCGGGTTCTGTGGTATCATCTTCAGAGCTAGAAGACAGAAAAACCGGTGGAAGGGTGTACCTGCCTATACAGCAACCTAAGGATGGGACCGAGGCATAGTCAACAAGGATAACTCCAAGTTTAGCCGCCTCCTCCTGAACTTCATCAAGAGTTAACTTAATGATGTAACGGTCGGTAGTAAGAGATGTGACCTTAGATAGGGTGGATTTCAATGCACCCCAAATTCGTGGAACAATTTCGGAAGAAAGCGTATCTTTTGAAGCAGTGCGGGCAGCAGCAGCAAGGCGTGACTCCATCATTGCGGTAAAGGCGGCACGTCTAGCAAGAGCTTTACGCGCAGCCTTACCCTTTTCTGGGTCTGCAGCGAGGACCTCAAGATCTTTTGTGGAGAGCCTGTCAATGTCATCGCTAGACTGAACAACACCATAAGCCTCAACCGGTGGTGTAACCCAGCCATCATTTAGTCCGCAATACGCAGCAAGCGCATTAACGAGCGTATGGAGCAATTTGACAGGGACAGTCTCGCCTTCGAGGGCAAGCTCCATTGTAAGTTGTGCCTCATTCAACAGCTCAGAAAGGGAGTCTTCATCACTTTGGTAAACAATTGAACAGCCAGCTGGAAGGTGGCCGAATGTACCGTATGGAAGGGTACGAACCTTAGGAAGCAGACAAACAGGAGTCATGAAGAAATTAATATATTTAAGAGGCCAAAGCTTACCGGAGCGAACGAGAAGATCAACACAAAGACACATACCAACAATGCTGAAGTCAAGGACGGGGTGCAAACAAGTACCTGGAATAAGTGCTAGGGTGAAGTAGCCCTTCCAAGAAGTAGCAAGGGCAGTGGCGAAAGCGACAATGCCTAGCGACTTAACAGAAGTAGAGACAACACCAGCAATCATCCAGAAAAGCGAAACACACATGGTGAGGGAAAGAGCAGTGGTATAGGAAGCCTCAAGAGCAAAAGCTTGGGTGGCAGGTTCAGCAGTGAAAGCAGCAGCGCTAGTAACAACAACCCCGGCAGAGGCGAAGAAAAGCGCATTAAAGGCAGTAGCCATAACACAACACGAAATTGCCCGGTACCAGCAAGGTACGGTCTTAGACAAAGTTCTCTTGAGAGTAAGAAGACCAAACAACGAGAAAAGGATAGTAAAGATGGTCCAACCTTCACCGAGAGGAAGCATACCAGTCTGCTGAGCAGTGCGAGCACCACTATCAGAAAGGACCGCTTCAAGGGAAGAAAGTTCATGTTTACCAACAGCAGAAACATTGCGACAAGAGATCCAAGACTTACGGACAACAGAAGAGTCATTTCCTATCCATTCAACTGGGATGTTATCATCAGTGAGTGAGGTAGGAGTGTCAGACAAAGGCGGACATACAACACCAGCAGGATTGACATAAGCAGCGAAAGCACCGACAACCCCCTGGTGATAGCCAACAATGACATGCTCACCACCAGAACCCTTTTGGGTAATGACGGTACCAGAGTCACCAGCGACAGTAGCACCAACAGGGGTAGGAACATTAGTACGAGCAACATAGAGGTTAAAAGAACCCGTCAAAGAGTGGTACTCAACAGGAGAGCCAACACACATACGAGATTCAGCCATTGCCGGAAGGGTGCCAAGGTTTCCCTTGCACTCAAGCTTAACAAGCTCGCCAACGGTGACATGGTTGACGATCTCAAGACTGACACCACCACACGTAAGTGTAGCAGAGCCAGTATTGGAAGGTAGCACATGTCTCACCGTGGTGACATGACAAACACCATTAGCAGCAGAACGAACAAAGCCATGACCTGAGCCATAAGAAGAAGAGATAACAACAACGCGGTTTTTCAGAGGGGAAATGGTGATATTTTCACGACTCTGATGCACCATGAAGTTAGGACAAGAGTACTTACGAGGGGTATGGTCACACAAGACGCCAATAAGTTCTTGAGCAAGAGTAGCAGTAGGACCAGAAGTAACAGCATAAGCAGTAAGCTTAGCAATATCAGTGTTAGTTGCCTCCATGAGCATCTGAGCAATGGTGGGCGTCAGATACCAGTTCCTCATGGCTGCCTGGTTGAAAGGCATGTTAGTAACACCGAAAGCAAAGACAGTAGCTTTAAGATAAAACATTGCCAAAACAAGAGCAATACCAGGGCCAAGTGGCAACCACATGGTCATGGACAGAGCTGCAAGGGAAGCGAATTTAGCATTGCAGAAGCCAATCAGACAAAAAGCGAACGTGACAGGGAGGGAAAGACGAGGCATGAGGCAAGTGCAAATCATTAGGAGATAAGCAAGCGCACAGACCTGAATGTCAGACCAAAAGCCGCAAGCCTTAGACACACCAAACCAACAGACAGCACCAAGCGCCATAACAGTAGGAATTGCAATAAAAGGAATGCCAGACGTGACAGTAAGCGGATGTACAGTGCCTAAAAAGAACCCGTCCCAGTTGCCCATGTCAATAGACCTCTCCCAATTAAACAAGGTGAGGTGAAGGACACCGGCAAGTGCGAGGAGAACGAGGGCAACAGCAGCACGGGCTTTAAAGCCAAGGGCCTGCTCAATGCATATCTCTGCCTCGGGGACAAACAAATTAGAAGTTGTTTTAATCCAAATTTGACCGGGAGAAGAAATGTCACCAGAGAAGGTCCAAAGACCAGCATCATAAGACAAGACAAGCGTAGATTCTGTTGGAGTAGGGTGAGTGACACCGGGGGGGACAGCGCGAAGAGAAGCTAGCTCAGGAATAGCAAAAGCACCTGTGAGGTTGCAAGACTGGACCTCAGATAAAACGCGCTCCTTAATAGGCTTGGTGTAGCATTCTGGAACGACAGAGACATTTGCTGGAGCGGTAAGAGCGACATTAACAGACTCGCGAGTAGTAAGTTTGGCAACCTTAAGGGCCTCAAATGGATTAGAGTCAAGCACTGGGCGCATGCCATCAAAGAAAAGAGCCTGAACTGTACAGCCCTTAAAAGCGCGAGGGGAAGTAAGCTTACAAGTATTTTGGTCGATTGAAAGATCAGAAGGGCGGAAAGTACGCCAGCAGAACTGATCGCACTGAACCTCGGCCTCAGTAGTAGGTGTAGAAACAAAACCAGTGTAGCCGCGACGCACCCAATCACTCTGAACAAAAGAGGTATGGCGGACCCAAATCTCTGCAGCGAGAGGTCTAGGATTGTCATAAGTGGATGGAGACAACTTATGTTCACGCAACACCTCAAGCTCAGAATGAGTAGGTGAGTAGCCAGTTGGAAAGAGGCCGTACATGCAGAAGGTGTCACCAGCGCACTGGACAACACCCTTAATGTTAAACTCACGCTCAGAGCCAACATTAAATGTAAATGAGCCATCTTGAGCTAAGGTAGGAGTGGGGATTGAGCGGTAACCCGGGGCCTTAATAAGCTGTTTATACACCTCCAAACCAACTTCATTAACTCTAGTGGTAGGGCCAGACTTAGGTCTCGTATGCCACCTAGTACAGTCCACGGAAACTCCGTAGACGTAAGAGAGGGCAGAGACGAGGGTGAGGTCAAAATCAGTATTAACTGCGTAGACGACACCTGTCTGAGGGCGCCAAGAGCTGATATTGTTAACAGATGGAAGGACACCAGTAGGTGCACAGTCCATAAAGTTAACCCAGTGATCGGAGTAGGCACCAGGGGTAGAAAGGGCGATCCTAAGAGCAGGGGGAGGAGCACGGTGACCAGACATACGATTGAGGCAGCCAAAGCGATGTTCATCGCAGAAAGCATCAGACTGGCAAGTGAAGCAGTGGCCGAAAAAGCGAAGTTGCTTTTCTTTTGTACAGCACTTAGCACAACGAAAATCAAACCAAGAGACGTTATGACAACGCCAGTGTGGGTTGATATACTGGGCGGACAAGACAACGATAGCAAGCAAAATACCCACCATTGGACCTAAAAGCAGAAGCGGGGACAGGAGGTAAGAAAGCACCTCCTGAAAGACTGCGAGAGCATTAATATAGGGCCAGGTGGGGATTAAAGCGTAACCATTATGCAGGTCAACAGAGCCGTGGATAGCGCCAGTATAACCATAGGGGACGATTTTACCTCCCCAAGGAAGCAACGAATGCAGAGTGTAAGGGACAGGGAGAACAAAGAATGCAATAATAGCAGCAGCAATAGCCGGCTTCCAGATTTGCTGTCTCCAACGTTTCCAAGAGGAGTGCTTTGGAGTAAACCAATCGTGGACATCCCTACCAAAGAGACCGAGCGTGACGAGGTAGTAAACTACTGCGGCAGCAAGGTCGGGCCAACAAAAGATCTTAGCAAGGATTGGAATTGGAAGGAGGACTAAGGGATCATGCTGCCAAGCAACTGAGACAAAAGCAAGCGTACACATAATGTGGATAGGGAGACCAACAAGCTTCCCGGCTAGCATAGTCAGCACAACATGCAGGAACGGTCCCCAGTCTTTATTTAGACGGGAGATTGCACTCTGCAAAGTGTACTGGCACGATGAAATAGCACCGGAAACACCACCTGGGAAAACCAATGAGAAGTCGAAACCAAAACCCAGGGAGCCGTTGGTAATTACAGGGGAGTCAGATGTTTTCGGGTCTTCAGACGTATTTGAGGAAGCCTGGAGAGCACCTTTAATTTTAAAGACTCGTCCACAAGTCCAATTAGAGAAACTTTTACTTTTGGCGGCAAAGGACTTATAGCCGCGGCGAAAGGGGCCAATTAAAGAGAGGAGTGTCATTTGAATAAGGAAAAGGCTTGAAGTGAAGTAGTTTCTTAATTTTTGGAACCTAGACTGTAACGGTCCATGCCAATTAGAGGTGTAAGAAGTTCGAGGGGTGGGTGAAACGCCCTCGCTCAAGTCCGAACTATCAGAATCAATAGAGAATTTGGGTCCGGTGACACGACGCCGAACAAGGGCAAAATGAGAGGAGTGTTCCTCAGGATCCCAATCAAAAGGAACAATGGTCTGTTCAGACAGAAAAGGGGGCGGGGTGGTCGGGGGAGTGTTTTCATAGGAAAACACACCCTCGTCATCAGCCTGACAAGAAGAGTCATCCCAGCTATCAGGAGTAGTTGGCCTAGAGCTTGAGGGAATGACTGAGACTTCAAAGTCGGTACCAAGTTCAACTGCAGCGACCGCGGCGTCAACAGCGGGAGGGAGAGAAATTTGTCCCTCAGCCTCTCCAGAAGTAACACCCGGAAGGGTGTTAGTAGGAGCAGAGGTAGAAATCTGCAGCATGTTGACGCCCGTCACAAAGTCAGAGAGGACAGTGGCACCAATAGGAGAAATTTCACCAGGGGCCATATACCTGTAACCCTGACGAAGAGATGGGAGGTAAAGAGGAACGCAGCCATCAGGACGCGGGTCGAACTCAGTGTAGTGAGAAGGACGATCAGTAGGAGGTCTTTCAACAGGTATCCAGTGGTGACTTCTAAGCACGAGATGTTGGCCGGATGCCCCAAGCCATTCCCCTGTGGTGGTGGCGAACCCCTCAGAATCAAGAGTGACATTAGTGCCGATGCACCAAGCCAACTTGTAAAGAGAGGCGTCATCAGCCCAAAGTTGAGTGTGGGAAGTGGAACCAGAGGGCATAGCACAGATACCTGTTTGGATGAAGCGTTTTTTATTAATCATCCACCATATGCAGAATCGATGACCACAGGACTTGATACCTGCGACAACCACGAGAGCGTGGTAGCCACAGTACCCGTCACCAGGAACAGAGCCGTGTTCAAGAGTGCAGCCGAAACTGCAAGGGCGCTCGAGAAAAGCGACATCTTCAACGGAAAGCATATGGTTCTTCTTATTTGGGACAAGGTCAACCACACCATAGCCACCAGTCTTGCGGGTGCAATACCCGCCGTCAGATGGGTAGGTATGAGTGACAACAACTCTAGAGAAAGTAACCCTCTTCTCGAACACAACCCTAAAGTCATCTGATGATTCAGTAAGGCAGGAAGTATTAACGTTGGTCTGTTTTACTTTTGGACGGCTTCCGAACCCTTCAGGGTATTGATTAAAGAAGAGGCGTTTCTTAGGTTTAAATTGTTTCTTCGAGGTGGGCTGTGCAGGGCGTTTGGACTTCACAACACCCCCTGAAGAGGAGGAGGTGGTGTAAAACCCAGAAGGGAGAGCCGGCGTAGTTGTAATGATACCATGGAGGAGTTCAAACCTACGGCGGGTGATCGTTTTAGGCTTACGACGCCTGCGTCTCCCGTTAGTGCCACTAACAGAAGCTTCGGTCACGTCGTCGCCCATAAAGTAGGCGAGACGGGTACACTTGCAACCGGTCCCTTTTGGGCTTAGAGGCCCATTAGGAAGGGTGCATAACTTACAAAAGGATTTCTTCATCTTCTTGGCGAGGTGACTTACCTCTTCTAACAAAACAACAGAGACACTTAACACCCCAACAAAGAGGAGTTCCACAATATCTAGCTAACTTCACACCGTCTAAAAACAATGCACGACAACCAGCATACAGGTAAAGGAAAAGAACCACAGCCGTAAGAGTGACAAGTGCCGCCGGGTGGGAGGCTAAGTACAGGAGGGAATCAGTCATAGAAGTCAGTAGCGAAAGCTATAAAATAGAATAAACAATGTACGGTGTTTATCGCCTTTCTACCCTTACCACACCGACCTAGACAGAACCAATAAAGGCAGTGCCTAGGGTGACACCACAATTGCGATGCCAATTACAGGGACTCCGGGCCCAAGGGGCGAAGGTACGTAAGGGGGAGAAAAACTAGTAAGAGGCCACAACACCCGAAGGTGCAAGTACCGAAAAATATACCCAAGCGGTGCAAGCACCAGCAAAGGTGATGTTGTATCAAAGAAGACGCCCCAGGGCTGCCGGAGCTAATCTTGATCCTACTGTGTGATGGTAGCGTCGATACGGGTGACTTTACGTTAAAGAATGGTCTGATTCACACAACAGACCTCTAGCGGGGAGATTATACTTTAGGCTTTGGAAATCCTACAGGTAAGGCAAGAGGCCAGAAATTATATATGTGGGTTAAAGAGGTACAATAAGAACACACAAAATTTCAAACTTTCACACGAAGAGTTTTTACATATAATCACAACACAAACTAGGATAAGGTTATAATGTAATTCTAACACAAAATCCGAAAAGCGGACAAACCAAACACAACTTTTGAGTAACCGATAAGAGACACTCGGGGGTAGAGTAAGGAGAGGGACTACAAATTGTATGTGTCACAGTGTTACACCACGGGGGATGTGATTAACCAGCACTATGAGCCAGACAGATTTTGTAGCTGAGAAAGCAGGGTATTTCTTTCTCGGAATCAGCGTTTAACTGAAGTTTAGGGGATGCTTTTCAG